TAAGTTTACCGCAGGCTCAGGGGATGCTCCAGTAGTCAATGGGGCTTCTGTCCCATTGTCTATTGTGCTCAATGCGGGTGAAGAAGGCGTCGTCTATTCTCCCGTTGGCAAGTTTGAATTGAACACCCCGCTCCAAAATGGCGAACTGGTAGCTGTCTATAACAGCAACTCGCATGTAGGGGGGAAATTCCTCTTTGCAGATAAAGTCACGTTATCCCGAACAACCGAAGGTTATCTGCTGGTCGAGCGAAGCGTTATATCTAAAGAATAATAACACACCACCGCAGGCGGGGGAGGCTTTAGCAGGCACCCCGCCTTTTCCCAACAACTAACAACAAACAATGGAAGTACTCTTTGAGGGCACCGGGGCCATGTTTCCCGCGGCAATCGCGTGTTGCATATCCGTCTTTATTGCCATCATAGTAGACCTCATCAGTGGCATACGGAAGGCCAAAGAGAGCAAGCAAGAGATCCGCTCGAATCCGCTCAGCCGGACGATCACGAAGTTCGTCATCTATGAGGGCGCCGTTATCATTGCGACCACGATCGACTACATGTTGCATTTCTCACATCTGTTTGTATTGATGAAGCTGTACCCCATCGTCGGCATCCCCGTCATCACCTGTCTGATAAGTGTTTTGATCTGCGGCATCGAGGGTCTCAGCATACACGAAAAGGCCGACGAAAAGACCCGCCGCCGCTCTGAGGCTATCGTGCAAGCCGTGATTGAAGCCCTTGGGACGGATAACCTCGCCGAGATTCTACGGAAGAAGGCAGATGACACCTTGCATGGCCACCAACCGCCCCCTCAACAACCCAACAAATAAACGATTCAACAACAATGAACACCCCAACCAAAACCACCATCCCGCCGGAGTTTACCTCGACCTATGTCCCCTACAGCTACCTGGGGCAACCCGTCAAGGGTGCCTTTGGAGCCAACACAAGGGCCGCATTCATCAAAGCCAGCGACCGCGCCTACTTCGAGGCCGACAACACACTCAGCGACGCCATGCGCCAGCTGATGATCTCGATGGACGTGCTGGACACCGGCGCAGGCATGAAGCCCGTAGGCGACTACAATTACTGCAACATCAAAGCACGCCGTGGGCAAAGCGGACGACTTGGAGATGACAAAGTAGAGGGCAGCCTCGATCCGTATGCCAACTACACCAGCCATGTGGACTTTGCCCGGGCTAAATTGCAGCTCATCCAGAAACCGCTTTGGCGCGTGAACCTCAAGACGGACACCCCCTCGGAGGTGATCGACAAAATCGAGGGAACGCCCGTCGTTTGGGGTACCCTCTTCAGTCCCGCCGCGCAGCGTGCACTCGAGAGGGGCGAAGGCATCGATGACTTGAAGTTTGACTATGAGAAGGCCATCGTAAAGCGTTACCGCGCCCTCGGGATCACGGACATCCACAGCGCCCGCAAGAAGTATTACTGCGAAAAGATGACCGCCATCGGCCGGCAGGTGGCCCTTTACATGGCCGGCGGCGATCCAAACGTGACCTACACGCCCGACTTCGAGCGCAAAGCCGTGCCCGTTCCACCGCAGAGCCCTACACCCGTAGAGCCGCCGGTGGTGCCTCCCATTCGGCCAGCCGCTCCGGGTGCCCCGGCCGTGCCGCCTCAGCCTACGTTGGTGCAAGGCCCCACGCCGATCACCCCCGAAGCGTTCGACGTCTTAGCGTTCACGCGAAAGAGCAGGGCGCGGCTGATGGATGGGCGGGAGGTCTACGTAACTGCCGTCGACTTCGAGCGCCGACAAGTGAAGTTTTACAACGAGAAAGACGCCCCCTACTGGGTGAATCTGGACAGGGTGGCGGCGATCATTTGAAGGGGGGCGGGCAGATGAAAAAGAGGCAAGACGATTACGAGGCTTTCGTGGCCAAATTTGAGCGCAAACGTACCTCCGACGACTGCTACACGCCCCCCGAGGTGTACGACATCGTGCGCGGCTGGCTCAGCGAACAGGTCGATCTCACCGGCGCCCAGATCGTACGTCCCTTTTGGCCGGATGCGGACTACAAGCAAATGGAATACCCGCCTGAATGCGTCGTGGTGGACAACCCGCCTTTCTCGATTTTCGCCGAGATCGTGCGCTGGTATTTGGAGCGCGGCGTACGCTTCTTCCTGTTTGCTCAGCATAAGACGATTTTGGGTCTCGATGCGCCCTACACACGCCTCGTTTGCGGCGCGGATGTGATTTATGAGAACGGCGCCGCGGTGCGCACCTCTTTTGCCAGCAACCTATTCGGCGACACGCTGGCTATGTCCGTGCCCGATCTTTACGAACGTCTCACCGCTGCTGCGCGTAGCAAGGATCCTTTGCCGCGCTATAGCTACCCCTCGCATGTACTGACATTCTCCGATCTGGCCCGCTGCGCCAGCCACGGCGTACCCCTCTCAATCCCTCGCGATGAGGCCACGTTTGTCCGTCGTTTGGACAGCCAGCAAACATCGAAAAGAGGCATCTACGGCGGTGGCTTTTTGCTGTCTGACCGACAAGCCGGCCGCATGGAAGAAGCCCTCCGTGAGGCCGACCGCCGCAAAGCGGAAAAGGCGGCCAGAGAGCTCGAGGCACATGCGTGGACGATCTCTGACCGCGAGCGCGAAATCATCGCCCAGCTGAGCGCCGGGCAGACTTAGTTTTTCATCTTTCGTTTTTCATTTCTTCCCCTATGTTTCTGACCGTCGACGAACTTTATACCCACCTGCATGACGAGACGGTGGCCGTCATTAGCCGCGACACGGAGGCCATACCCGTGGCTGCCATCGATGCTGCCATTGCCGAGGCCAAAAGCTACTTGCATGACTTCGATACGGCTGCCATTTTCTCGGCCGAGGGTGAGGCGCGCAATGCGCTGTTGTTGCTATTTGTCAAAGACATTGCCGTGTGGCACTTTGTGAACCTCGGGAATGCCTGTATCGATATGGAACTGCGCGAAAAGCGCTACGACAGTGCCATCGCGTGGCTGCGACTTGTGCAAAAGGGCGATCTCTCGCCAGACCTACCCCCGCGCACCGCTGAGCCCGGCAATAAGTCGCCGATCGGAAAGATCCACTTTGGCAGCAACCCCAAACGCGGCCAGCATTATTAAGCACTGATTAAACATCGATTAAACGCCATTTAATGAGCAATAAAACGAAGCATAAACAGGCCGCCGCTGGCCCCATCTCTACGCAGATCATCGTGCAGCCCGTGGTACGCACCGTCCACGATGTGGCCGCGTGGCGTTCCGCACTGCGTATGGCCGACAACGGTAACCGTACAAAGCTCTACGACCTCTATAGCGACATCCTGCTGGATGGTGTGCTCGCCGACGCCATTGATAAACGTATCGACGCCGTCAAAGACGCCGATCTGTCGTTTACGGTCGACAACAAAGACGTGGATGTGATGTATGATCTGATGGATACGGTCGAGTTCGAGGAACTAATCGGCGAGATTATGATGGCCAAATTCTGGGGTATCTCCGTCGACGAGTTCGATTTTGACGAGGAGCACACCTTCCGTTTTACATCCATCAATCGGAAGCACATCCGCCCGAAGTTGAAAGAGATCGTAAGGCAGCAGACGGACGACCGCGGCATCTCCTACGCCGGTGATGATCGGGTGATCCAGTGGGGCAAAGACGACGACCTCGGGCTACTGCTGAAAGTCTCGCCACTGGTCATCTACAAACGCGGCGGATTTGGCGACTGGGCGCAGTTTGTCGAGCTGTTCGGCATGCCCCTTCGCATCGGCAAATACAGCGCAATGGATGAAGCCAGCCGCCGCGAATTGATCCGTGCTTTTGAGACGGCCGGATCGGCGCCTTATCTCGTTATCCCCAAAGAGACGGAGGCCACGCAGGAAGCCAACGCAGCGTCTGGCAACGGGCTTCTATATAAAGAGTTCCGACAGGCTTGTACGGAGGAAATCCTGATCACCATTTTGGGACAGACGATGACCACCGTAGACGGCAGTTCGCTGGCGCAAGGGCAGGTGCACATGGCTGTTCAAGAAAAGAAGCACCGTGCCGATAGGCGGTTCGTGGAGCGCATGCTCAATCGCTATTTCGTGCCCATGCTCATCCGCCGCGGCTATCCGATCACCGGCGGAAAGTTCCGCTACATGGATGCCAAACGCGAGCTCGAGGTGCCCGAGATCATCCAACTCTCGGACATCCTACCCATCCCGCAGAGCTACCTGCATGAAAAGTACAACATCCCTCTACCTGAGCCCGGCGAGCCTATTGCCCGCCGGCAGGCGCAGCCGCTCTTTAGCGTGCCTGAGGGGGATAATGAGGAAGAAGAAGAAACGGACGAGGAAGCTGACCTCGACGAAGGCAAGGCAGATGCGCCAGAGCCTGACAAAAAGGCAGCGGAGGAAGATGCGCCGACAAGTAGCAAAGTGAAACATGCGGATCGCGACCGCGGCAACTTCTTTACCCGGTTGTTCGATTTTTTCGTCCCCGCCCGGTCATACGGCCGGGCGACATCCGACATCCTCACACTCTCGGAGGCCACGCTTGCGGATGCCCTGATCCGACAGACGATTGAGACAAAGGGCCGCGCTTATTTCAGCGCCGACCTGTTTGCCTACACCCACACGGAGCTCATCCGCGGACTGCGAAAGGGCTATCGCCGCGCGGACGTCCGTCTGGCTGATAGTGGCTTTGTCTACAATGCCAACGATGATGCTTACATCACCGCCTTGGAGCAAAACCTGTTTCATTTCTCAGCCGCCAAAACACTGGCCGAGGTGAGTGAGTTGAACCGTCTGTTCCGCGAGAGCAAGGGCTACAGCGATTTCAGAAAGAAGGCCAGAGCACTGCTGAAGGTCTACAATGAGCAATGGCTGCGCACGGAGTACAATACGGCCGTATCCGTGGCCGAATCGGTAAGCACCTACCGGCGCCTTATGGCGCAAATAAACGTGTTCCCATTCTGGGAATACCGTACCGTGGGCGATGATCGTGTCCGACAGGAACACCAAGCCTTGGAGGGGCTGACCTTGCCGACAGATGATCCGCGCTGGCAAAAGATTATGCCACCCAACGGGTGGAACTGCCGTTGCTACATTACTCCCAGAATGAGACACGAGGCGGCCGAATTGGATATGAATACAATGCGTGCGCAATGCGACGAATACCTTGAATCGCCCGAATGGAAACGGTGCGAGACACAGGGATTCGGCATCAATCGGGCTAATGAGGCCGCGGTGTTCACGGAGAATCAGATGTATATCCGCAACTTTACGGATATGCCGGATAAGACGATCGAGCAGATCACCCCGGAAGAATGGGGCGTTGAGGGATCGATCGATGTGCTAAAAGATGAAGCAAAAAAAGAGGTACCCAAATACAAGGGATCACCGGAAGAATGGTTTGATGCGAATAAAGTCATTGAGGCCGGCATGGAACTATTGAAGGTGAAAGACTATGTCGGCCGTGTGTGGCAGATGACAAAGAAGGCGTTTACTGCACACTCTACAGATATAGTAAAGAAACGGGCTTTCCGCACTGAGTTTTTGAATACCATCCGGGAAGTAGCTGATGCGCCTGATGAAGTGTGGCTTGGTCGAGATCGAAAAGATAGGAACACCCATGTGAGGGCAGTCAACAATTACATAATGATCAAATACTACAAAGATGAGGCGATCGCCGTGATTGGAAAAGTTGAACGAGCGAAGCTGATGCTAAAATCGTGGTATGTACTAAGGGATAAGAATGTGCGTCGCGGGTTGCTGATTAAGAAAGCCCTGAAAACAAGATAAGCCGGATGGACTCCGGCTTATGATGGGGATTGATTTGCATCTCACGCTGTAGCTGTTACAGTCGGCCTGAACCCCCTTACATCCCCGAGGTGTTGACCTTAGGCCTTAACCGTGGCTGCAAACTTCAATGCAAATATACAACGAAACTGGGAACAGAATATGGATATAGATGAGTTCAAGAATTATTTGAAGGCGTTACCGGAAAAGATTTTGAGCACTGCGCCTGCCATTGTGTCAGAGACAGCCGTAGAGTATTACAAAGAGCGCTTTGCGGTGAAAGGGTTCGATGGATCTCCGTGGATACCAGGCAGACCGAAAAAGAGCGGCTCCCTATTGGTGCAAAGCGGTAATCTGATGAATAGTATCCGTCCCGCCTACGTGGGGCCGGATAAGGTCGTCATCTCAGCCGGTAATGCCCAAGTGCCCTACGCACAAGTGCACAATGAGGGGTTCGAGGGGGATGTGGCTATACAGTCCTACGTGCGCAGCACGAAGGGCAAAGCGAATAAGAAAAAGGCGGATGCCGGCGACGCCCCGGGCACGGTAAAGGCGCACACGCGTCACATGAATATCCCCAAGCGGCAATTCATGGGCTATTCTCGAGACATGGCCGACCGCATCAAAAAGCGTCTCGATGAGGCCATCGATGGCATACTGTAATCAAATAGAATAGAGGCAATGAATAAGGAACTGTTTATCGCTTTATGCGACCGAATCGGGCAGTGTGTGCCCGAGATTCGTTTTATAGACTTCGACCGCGGGCAGCTGAGCGCATCCAGCGAACGCCCGCCCGTGGAATGGCCTTGCTGTCTGCTGAGTATCGACTACACGAATTGCCGTGACCTCGCCGTGGAAGTGAATACGCAATTGGTGATGGCCGACATCACCCTACGCGTGGCCTTTCCGCCGGCTGGCGAAACGCACAATCACGCCCCTGAAAAGGTGCGCGACATGGCCCTGCAAATGCTCGACACGGTGGAAAAGCTACACGATGCCCTCCAAGGTGAGACGCTGGGCGATACGGTTTCCGCCCTCAGCCGCAGCCGTGCCACAATGCAGACACGCAGCAATAAGATCGTCGTGTTCAATCTGATCTACTCGACGACCTTCCAAGAAGTAAAGTAGACGATCAAAAGGGGTGAAAATACCCCCTTTCGAGGTGTGAAAGGGGTACAAAAAACGGGGCGCGAAAAACACGTCCCGTTTTTGTACTTTTTGATTGGAAACCTTGTACTTTTTGATTGGCGGATTATATCTGCACGCGGACGATGGGGCGTTCGGCGCGCACGACGACCTCCTCGAGCGTCTGCGCCTTGAGCTCCAGCACGATCGTGCCGAGGTCGCTCCGAGAGTCCGCGATGGTGCGTGTCTCGTAAGCCAAATGCTGCACAGTGAGCAGGTACGGACGGGCCGTGGAAAGCAGGCGGAAGGTGCCGTCGTCTTCACTCACGGCCGACTCCAAGTAGGTGGAATCGGGAGCGGAGAGGATCAGGGCGGCCTGTGCCACGGGCTGGCCGGCGGCGTTAGTCAGTCGGCCAGTGATGCCCTGTTGTGCACGGGCGGCGACGGTGAGCAGCAGGCTTGCTGCAAGGATCGGCAGGAGGGCCGCCTGCCGAAAAAAGCGATTCGTTTTCATCACGTGAAGGGGTTTTATGGTGTTTGGATCATAGAAATAACATGGGATGGCTCCGCCCCTTCGATTGGGGGGCGGCGGCTAATGGGCGGCGGCTACATGATAGAGGAAGTCCCACTCTTCGCGCAGTTGGTCGAGGACGAACTGCCGGTCGATGATGGCGCCGTGAAACGCTATGCCGACATAGACGGAGTAGAAGACGTTGTACAGCGCCTCTGTGGCGACTTCTTTTCGGATCTCGCCGCGCTCCTTACCTTGATTGATGACCTCCGACCAGTAGCGCGCTTGCGCCTTTTTGTACGCCTGGAGCTTCTCCTTGAAATCGGCTACGTGTTCGCTAATAAAAAGCAAGAAACTCATGAACGTGGCTGACGTAATGCCACTATCTGGGCCAACTCGCTCAAAGAAGATCTGCATCCGCCGTTTTATTTGGCGGATTTGAACGTCCAAGAAGCTCTTCAATGGCGTCTGGGCGTCTATGATCTCGTCGGCCGGGGGACTGCTCTGCAAAAAGTCGATAACGAACTTCTCTGCTACGCCCTTGAGCAGATCTTCTTTGCCTTTGAAATGATGATAGATTCCCCCTCTGGTGGCTTGGGAGGCTTGTTCTATGTCCATTAAGCTGACGGCATGATATCCGTGTGCCAAAAACAGCCTGAATGCGGCCGAGAGAATGCGGCCTTTTGTCTCTGTCCTTCTCTGTTCGTTCTTGTTCATTTTCTGGTTCATAAGCGGGAGTCGTTGAATGGGGGTTAAAGGAGTGTAGATGGACAGCCTTGTTCGGCTTGTCGCCCCCAAAAATAAGTAGGATGAGAGAAACCTACATACTGTTCGGTCTATTTTTCTTCATGGCTGGAGCCTCTCCCGCT